TGGTCGCCGATGAACACGTCGACTTGATCGCCGTCGGCACCCTCGGTGCCGGCCACGTACCCATAATGATGCTGCATCGTGACGCGCCACTCGGTGCCGTCGCGGCGCTTACCGGAGCGCTCCGACCCTGCGGGGTTCTCGATCGCGATGTCGAGCCCGTGGAGGCGCACGCGTCCCTTGGCGTAGTTGCCGGCCTTCTTCTGCGCCTGCGACGGCTGGGGACGGTCGTTCAGCGGCGAGGTTGCCGCCTGGTGGGCGCGGGCGAATATGCGGGAGAAGAGGTTCATCGGCCCGTCGACTGCCTCCGCGCTTCCGCTGAGACGTCGCCGCGCTGCACTTTGCCGAGGCGATCGATGGAGTACCTGCCGCGGCGCGACCCGGGCGCCTTCACGTCCTTGCGCTGGTCGGCCTTGATCAGCCGCCCTACGTTGTCGATCTGCAGCATAGCCCCACCTCACTCGTTCGGGATCTGGATCGCTTTCCCGCCAGTGCGGGCCTTCTCGTGCGCGGCCGCGAACTCTCGCCTGAGCCGAGCCATATCCGGGGTGTCAGGCTTGGCAGGTTCCTTGCCGGTGCCGACCTCGACCATGATCCGGTTCATCTCATCGACCGTGACGTCAGCGGCTTTCATTGCTCCCCCTTGGCCAGGAATGACTTCCAGAGCGCATCGTCGTGCACGGTAAGCTCACTGCCCTTGGCGGTGACCACCTTGCGCGGGGTGCCCTCGTTTGTGTCCCAGAGAGTGACCTCGTCGAAGAGGCCCTGCTTGATCGCCTCCGGGAGGATCTTCGACACCTGGGCATGAGCCGATCGGATGAACGCCTCGGGTACGAAGCGACCCGTCTTCTCTCCTCGTGAATTTGCGCGGCGCACCGCCTCGTCGGTGTCTACCGTGACGTAGTGAGCCACTACGCGGTGACCTCCGGCCTTCATCTGCTTGACCTTGCCGGCTAGCTTCTCGACGCCTGAATCTCCCACCGAGTCGTAGACGGCGTCGAGGCCGTTCTCGGCCGCGTGGGCGATTGCCAGGCCCGAGACGTGGGCGGACTCTTCGTGGGCGAAGCTCGCGGCGTTGTGGGCTTTCTCCGCCGTCATCTCGCGATACTCGGGGATGTGTTTCTTGACCTCATCGGCGTCGATGAGGACGTGCTTGTCGGGCATCGTCATCAGACCGCGCTTCAGGAGGTCTCCCTTGCCGGAGGCCGGCCCGCCTCCGGTCATGTAGAACGTTGGCGCGGATGACTTCGGCACCCCGTGGGCCAACGTCTCGATGATCGCGGAGTGGAGCTCCTGCCGCTCCGGCGTGTACGCGTCGCCGACCTTGAACCGCGCCTCGGTGTCGAGGCCGTCGGGGGCTGCTGGTTTGTAGGCGGATGATGGCCTTGCGATCACGTCGGCCGCTCGCGCGCCTTGCTCGGGGGCGGCGGCTGCCTGGTTAGCTTCGGAGGGCTCTGCTTGGGGCTGCTTTGCGGGGCTCGCCCCATCGCTTGCCAGCGCCTGGTGCGCGTGGGCCCGGTCCTCGGCATGGATCTGCCAGCGCCCGGGTTGCTCGGGGTGCGGGACTACGCGCACCGACGTCCCCGGAGTGCCCGGCCCGCCCTGGTGCAGGGTCATGTACCGATGGTTCGGGGCGCCGCGGTCGACGCTCCCCGGCCGTGTCGCAGGCGCCGGACTGCGCGGGGGCTGCTTGCCCGCCCCGCCGACGGCTGGTGTGATCCGGCCCTTCGGGTCGATAGTCGGACGTGCCGGAACGATCTTGCCAGTCGGGTGGACGGCAAGCCTGCGCCGTGACGGATCGGGGCGAGCGCTCACGCGCTTGTCGTCGTGCTCGCGGACGACAACCGCCTGCCCGGTCGAAGTCGCGCGGGTGTACTGCTTGACGTGGGCCTTGCGGAGGAAGTGCTCGGCCTTCGCGAGCATTCGGGCGAGCGCTCCGCGCACGCGGCCTCGAGCCGGGGTAGGCGCGGCGGCACGTGGCTTCCGGGATGACATCGTGGCCGGCCCGTTGCCTCGTCCGGTCACCAGCCGGCGGAGGATCCGCTCGACCTCGGGATCTGGCTTACGCGGTCGCGGCATGCTCCGCTCCTGCGTCCGCGGTCGGCTCGCTCGCTTCGGCAGCAGCAGCAGCCTCAGCCGCGGCGCGCACCTGCAGCGCCAGTTCCGCGATCTTGCGCTGCACGCGCGTGTCGAACTCGCCGATGGGGAGTACTCCGCATTCTGTCAGCATGCCCGCCAGCACCTCGGCGCGGATACGCTGCATCTGGAGCGCTGCCGCCAGGTTGTTCTGGGTGTGTCGCTGGGCGTTGAGGCGCTCGATGATGCTGTCGAGGTTCTGTGCCAGTTCGGCCACCGCGGCCGCTGCCTGCTGGGCAGTCAGAATGCCGCGCTTGCGCTGAGAAGTGCGCTGCCAGGTGGCGAGGTTGCGCTTGCCGTGGTTGCGTTGACTCACGTTGATCTCCTTACGCTGCGGCCCGCAGCGGGTAGTGCACGAGCCAGGGGCTGCACACGCAGTTCGGGTGAATGACGCCGATGCGTAGGTGGTACGGCTTGGATGTGTTCGGCCCAAGTGCGTCCTGGGCCTCGATTTCGGATCGCTCGTACAGGCGATGCTTGCCGTTGTCGTCGAGGAACAGCCGGCGGCATTCGGAGCATGCACGCGGTGACGGGCGGCGATACAGCTTGGCCGTCGGTGGTTGGCTGCCGGCCATGGCCACCCACGAACCCGTTGATCGGGCCTCGGCGATCTCCGTGCGCAGCACCCGTTCGGTGTCCCGGAACAACCCCTTGGCACGGTTCGACCGTGCGAGCTCGCGCGCCGCCTCGATCGGGTTGGTGCGGTTCGCGATCGCACGTTCCGTGATGTCGCGCACAACCTCTTGGTCGCGCTCGACGGCCCACACCTGCCCGGTCTGGTCAAAGATCGGGCGCAGGTACATCGCGCCGCGCTGGCGGACGTGGTTGATCGCCTCGATCTCCTGCCGGGCCAGGGGATACTCGCGGGCGGCGGCGGCGATGTCGGAGAACGGGACCGGATTGCTTGCGTTGAGCCGGTCGTAGATCCGGCCCATCCGGTAGGCCCACCCTGGGAAGTCGAGGACCTCCGGCGGCCGGAACCCCATGCGCACCAGACGGGCAGACACGTCGGGGCGGACGTCGATCCCCACCATGCGGGCGGTCGACGCGTGCGAGAGGTCGAACAGGGCTTGGTGCAGGTCGGCGAAGTCGAGCTCCGATGGCGTGGTCACGCCGTGCACCTGGAGCAGCTGCTCGAGGGCGGACCATATGGCTTCGCGGGCGGATGCCGCGCGCTCGCGCGTGATCTCTTCCAGTCGGGCTAAGAACCACTCGGGGAACGGCTCCTGGTCTTCGGCCGCAGTGGTCGCCTTGAGCATCGGCTCGACGACATAGGTCCCCGGCGCTTCGAAGATCTCTGCGAATAGCGCCTGTGCCTGATCGGGGGTCGGCGCTCCCGTGAACGTGACCCTCATCGCTCGATGACCACCATGAAATCACCGCGGCGGCGGGCCTTTTCGAGTGACAGCGTATGCAGGTGCTCGTCGGCGGGTGGCTTCTCGCTCCCGTATGGGTCGTGTGCGCCCGTGGCGTTGCGCGGGTAGTCGTCCTCATCCTCGCCATCGGCCTCCTGCCCCTGGGGCGCGCCGCCGAAGTCTATCGGATCGTCGCCGGTGCCTTCACCGTCCTCGCCAGGCTGCGCCTGTGCCTGCTGTTGCTGCTGGAGGCTCAGCATGTAAGCCTGCATCAGCGCCGGGTTGGTCGGAGCGTTGCCGAGGATCGGATCTTCCATCGGCTCTTCGCAACGACGTTCGCGGATCTGGTCGACCGTCGACGTGAGCTTGATCAGCTCGTGCTTTTGGTTGGCGTCGTCTTGGTAGAGGCCGACGAACCGGAACGCGTAGGTGGGATCGATCTCGCCGACGAGGTCGTCGAACACGCCTTGCACGAACCGAACGAGCGGGATCAGCCCCTTGTCGCGAGAGCTGGCGAGCTTCTCGGCGGTGTCATTGCCGGCGAGGCTCGACGATCTCGTGGTGAACGAGTCGAAGTGCACCTCTGCAGGGTCGATGCCGCAAATCGCGCAGATGATCGCTACGTGGAAGATCGTCCAGCGGGCGAACATCATCTCGTTGAAGTTCTGGTCGATCGGCGTGTAGATGTGCCCGGCGTCCTTGGTTTCGCTTGCAAGAATCGGAAGGTTCCAGCGCTTGTTTGCGCCGGTGAGCATGGCGCTCATGCGCGTCTTGAAGTCCCGCAGTTGGTCTTGGTTGTACGCCCCGAACAGGGTCAGGATCCCGCGAGGCGTGGCGTTGCGGTTGAGGCCGGCTGAGTTGTATTCGAGCGCGCTGACGTAGTTGGTCATCGCCCGGATGATCATCTCGGGCTCGGCGTACCCGTACCCACCGGCGTACAGATCGGAGCGCGGGTTACGGATTGGGTACAAGATGTCGTCGTACCCGAACGCCACCTGCGGGAGGCCCTGGAAGATCTGGACGGCCCGCACGGCGTCGTCGCCCTCGTATCCGAGCTCGGTGCACAGACGCACCGTGTCGTACGGGATGTTGTGGTACCCGCTGAGCTTGCCGTCGCGGCGCCGCACCAGTTCGATCGGGCAGGCATCGCCAGACAGCGAGTCCCAGATCAGCTTCTTGGCGAACGTGCGCATGTCGCACCGCTGCAGGCGGTCGCGCTGCGTGCGCTTCGGCTCGTCACCAGAGTTGGCGAGGAACAGTTCGATCTTGGCGACGCGCGCCTTGTCGCGGTCGGTCATCTTCTCGCGGTCGCGGCGGATGAAGCGGTACCCGAGTGGCCCTTCCTCAACGTCGGGCTGTAGCAGATCCTCGATCTGCCGCTGGCGGGTGAGCATGATCGCCTTGAGGATGTCGATGCTGGCGACCGCCGCCTTACAGAAGTCGAACCCTCCCCACTGGCGCTTCTCGATCCACCGAGAACGGCCGCCTTCCTTGACGATGAGTCCGTGCTCGTCGACCTGGAGAATGCCGACGTGCTCGCGTTCATGCCCTGCCGGAAGGCCGGTCCGTGTCTGCGTGAGCTGCGACTCGATCAGGAACCCGCCTTCCAGGGGGCGGGCCTTCAGAATGTCGTCGACGAGTAGGTGCTGGACGCCGTCGAGGACCTCGGCTTGGTCTGGGTATTCGAGCTGCGACGCGAACGACTTGTAGAGCTCGGCGTTGGCGTCGTAGCGCTCATCGGCCGGAACCCTCGGGTCCGACGTCATCTGTGCCAAGCTGTCGAAGTGCACCGCCGCGCGTCACCTTCCTGCCGGCGGTCACACAAATAAATGAGGCGCCGGCCTGAACACCCGAGCGGTTTCCCGCCCGGGTCCAAGCACGACGCCTCATTCGGTTCGTCGCGGTACTATTTTGGCCTGTATGTCACATCATCGGCGGGTGATCCAGAGCGCTCACGACTGGATCTTCCGCGGCGGACGGCCGCGCGTCACGTAACAAGACACCTTTCCGGGTCGCACCCGCAGCCGGACCTCGCCGACCACGACCTGGTCGATGTCCGTCGCTGCATCGAGCAACTCCTGCACCAGGCCGAGCATCAGAGCGGTGACTCTAACCGCCCGCCCATTCACCACCACCACCGCCGCATCCGTCACTTGATCTCAACCTCCCGTCGCGCACACATGATCGCGAGCTTGCGGATGATGTCCTTCGACTGCCCGCGAAATCCCCGCTTTGTTTGAAGCCACCGCATGGCCACCGGGGCCACGTCGTCGTCGCGTGGGTCCATCTGACTGCGGTACCGGTCCCGCACCGCACGCGCCAATACGGGGGCGAGCCCCACCGTGAACTGCCGCGACTTGCCCATCGTGGTGTAGACCACGGTGGAGGTCGGCGCGCCGACGAATACCACGCGAGCGGTGGGTGCCATCAGGTGCGGCCCTCGTACGCGTCGCAGGCTGGTTGCTGCGCACCTACGCCCAGCTGGCGGAGTTTGCAGCGATTACTCTCGGCGGCGAACCAAGAGCATTTGCCACACGTCGCGCCGTCGTCGTCGGCGTCGAAATGCTGGGCGAACTGGCGCACGACCTGCTTCAAGTATCCATCCTTGCGTTCGTCTGCGTCGCCGCCCGTTGGCTTGTCGTAGTCGAGCATCACCCAGCCGATCTCGCCGATTGTTTCCAGGCAGAGTTCCACGGCATCCGGACCATCATCGTGAGCATGTTGAGGGAAATACCGCAGTTGCTCGTAGAGCGCCTTCGCCTTCTTGGTGAATTTGAGCCGCGCGGCGTTGATATACGGGCCGAGCTTCTGGATTCGTAGGGCTTTGTCGCTGATAGGGGTGAGCCGAACGATCTGTAGCATCTGCACCGAAGGATCTGAGAGCGCGTGCTGCTGGATGAGATCAGCGAACAGCTCCTGGAACTGCACCGCCTCGACCCCAAAGCGCTGGTACCGGCGCATCCCGTGGAGCTCAAAGATCCGTTGTTCCTGGATATGTGGATGCCTCCACTCGACCTCGCCGTCGAGCACCCAGAAAGTCTGGTACCGCCCCTGATAGCGCGCAAGGTGCTGCGATGGGTACGCGGCAATCGAAATGAGCGCCGACGGGTCGCCGTGTCGATCTCTACGCCCCTTGCTCGGGTCGAGCGCGCCAAACACGTCACAGTCGGCCAGGCGGATACGGTCGCCCTTATCGGGCACCAGCCACCACTCGCCGGCGCTCTCGACCTCGTCGAAAAACTCAAACCATTCCTCGGGAAACTCGCACTGGCTCGGGTCGAGCGGTTCGTTCTGTTTCTCGCTACCGAAAGCCGACGGCCCCTCGTCGACTCGCTGGCGCATGAGGTCGTAGTACGGCTCGCCCTCTGGCCACAGCACCTGGGTGCCAACGAGCATCTCCGGCGCGTGGGCGAGGAAGAACGCGTGGGCGTCTCCGAGGCGTGCTTCGTCCGGCTTGTGCCAGTCGGTGTAAAGCGCCTCCCACTGATCCCACAATGATTGATTCGACGCCCAGGAAATGACTGCCTTGTAAATCCGCGAACGCCATCCTGGAGACTTCCGCGGGTCGACGATCCGAGACAGGAGCGAGTCGAAATGCAGCAGTGTCCCGGTGATGATGAAGTCGCACTTTTGCGCAACCCCACGGGCCTTGAGGACGGCTTTCGTAAACCACGAGAACAGCTTGTTGCGCTGATCGATGTTTCGAACGTGCTCATCGTCCTCAATATCGTCGGTGACCACCAAGTCTGGTCGGTACGGCCCGTGCTTGCGGCCGCGGATCTTCTTGCCGGCGCCCAATGGTTGGATCTTGACGCCATTGCGGGTGACGATGACGTTCTCTCGCCAGACACGACCCCTGCCGCACACGTCGGGAAAATCGGCCAGGAGGCGATCGTTCGATTCCAGTTCGGTTTTGATGTCCCCCAAAAACACGTTCGCCAGTTCCGCTGTCGACGTGATGTAGATGACGAAGCGTTTGAGCCCGTAGCACACGCAGAACAAGATGAACGCGAGGATGTATGTCGTTTTCGCGTTTCCGCGCGGCGCCGCAAACGCGAATCGCTCGACGTCGTCGCTTGCGATGATCCGACAGAACTCGACGGATATTTCACGGTGCATCTTCGACGGAGGCAGGCCCATGTAGTGGGGCAGGTAGTACCTCCCCCACGCCAGAAAGTCGGTGCGAAGTCGCTCTCGGCGTGCTCGTGGAGTCTCGACGCCGTCACTCTCCGCCTCCGTCCTGGATTGCCACTCCGTCAGTGTCGCGTCGCCGCAATCGCTCAGCGAGATACGCGCGCGCCGAATCGGTCTGGTTGGCAGGAACGAATCGATCGAGACAGTCTGCGACGACACGGAAATAGTACCTCAACTGCTCGTGCGAGATCGCGCCGAGGCTTGCCTCGATCTTGAGACACCGCTCGCCCATCGACATGACGCGCTCCAGGCGGTCGATAGCCAAGAGTGCTGGCGGGGTCTTGCCAAACGAATTGTCCATGTCCTGCAGCTTCGCCCGATCAACGAACCAGCGGGCGAGTGAGCGGGCGAGTGCCAGCTCCTCGCGGAAGTCGAGGATGTCGTCACGCCCAAGTTCGATCTGATACAGAGCGCGGAACTCCGGGTTGGATTCGTAAAGCTGGCGAATCGTATCCGGGCGCGCTCTTTCCCCTGACTTAACGGCCGCGGTGACGGGATTCTTTCTTCTTCCTTCGCGCTCGCGCTTAGGATATCCGGCGCCGTGAGAGCCGCAGGTGTTACATCCATCGCGCGCCGCGTGTGGGCACTGCCAGAACACGCCGTCACGAATCGCCCAGCGCTGACAGCGTGGCTTTCCCATTGGATGACGCTGCGACGCTTTCGTTCGCGGGGCGAGCTTCTGTGGTGGCTGGGGTTTACTCTTCCGCTTTGGCCGTCGGCTAGCGTCATGGGGATCAGTGTTTTGTTTCACCGTCATGGGGTTTTACGGCGTCACTGAGGCAGCCAGCCGCCGGATCGCCACTCTGACCGCCGACGGATCGAGCTTGAGGTGCTCACACACCCACATGAACGTCACGGTGCCCGAATCTCCGGCAGCTATCCAGGCCAGCGCTTCCCGCCTCGCGTGCTGGTCCGTCGCTCGTGGGCGTATGCGAGGGCCGCGCAGCCCGGTGATGCACGCGATCGCGTCCTCGAGGATGGCGGCGAGGAGCCGCTTCTCGGGGGATTGGATGTTCCACCCGACCTGTGACGGCAGGATTACGTCGGGGATGACGACGGATGCTGCATCGACGTCTACCCGCTTCGTGGATGGCATGGATCGGCCCATGGGGATTATTCGTCGTTGCCTCGCCACCAGCGGCGCAGGCGTGCGAGTGGGGACGGCCGACTTGTGAGCGCCGCCAGTGGGTCGAGATGTAGCTGCTCGACAGAGCGCAACCGCTCTTCGGCCGCCCGCAACCGTCGCTCGTGGGCCTCGATCGCCGACCGCAGTGCGCCGATGGACAGCTCGACCTCGGCTGGGGTCAGTCGCTCCGGCATGTCGGCCGTAAGCTTCGGGGCGGTCGTGCGCTTGCGTGTCATCACCGTATCACCCACGCTATCAGCGCAGCGACTGCCGCACCCACTGACGCGCCGAACGCCACCGCAGCGATTCGCGTCACGAGAGGAATGGCGCCAGTGGTGATCTTCGGCCGAATCGCGGCCGGTGGCGGTGGCGGCTCTGCGGCGGGCAACGCGCGCATCGCCTCGATCCAGTTGGCGTATCCGCGGGCTGCGGCCTCTTTGTCCAGCAGTCGATCTACGGCCATCACGTCGCCTGCGATCGGCGGCACCGGGATCGCCCATGTGTACACCCGTATCAACGCCGAGAACTCCGCGTCGGTCAGCTTTTCCTCGGCCTCCATCACGCCCCCCTCATCTCGCGCAGCGCCTCCATAAAATTATAGAGGCATCGTTCGCTCTCCTCCTTTATCGCGTCGGCATACCCCTCCAGCCACGCCATTTGTGACTCGAACGAACACCAATGAATCGCTTCGACGCCGTGTACGGCGACTTGCGATACCGGGGGGCCTAAAGTTGAGTTGCCTGGTCCATTCATCGCAAGTTCTTCGCCGCCGCTGGATGACCTGGGCGCCAAAATTACAGAGCGTGCCGCAATAAGCTCCAGCGTCCCTCTAGCCAAAGGCTTATCGGCCAACATGCCGAACCACATCCCCGACGACGCGGTCACAACCACCCACCTTTTGAGGCTGTCGCCGGCCATCACGCACCTCCCGGCGCCGTACACTGCCCAAGGTCGCACGTCGGCAGCGGCGTGTTCGTTCGCGTCGCCGTCCGTGTCGGCGTCGACGGCACTGCCGTTGCGGTCCGGGTGGCCGTCGCGGGCACGGTAGTGATCGTCGCGGTAGGAGGCGGAGGGGCCGCCCCGAGCTCCACAGAGTACAGCCCGGGTTGCTTCGTGCCCTGCGCTCCAATCAGCAGCCGCGACCCATGCAGCCGCAGAGCCGACGGGACCTCGATCGTGGCCTCGGTCGCAGGGACCGGGCCCGCCGGAATGGTCTGCCCACCGCCAGCCAGTCGAGCCAACTGGCCTCCTGCGAGACTCGCCACGCAATTTGCCGCGGCCGATGCGATAAAGATCCGGCCATCGGCGCCGATTTCAACCGCGCGCGGTTGCCCGACGATCGTTGAGAGCGCAGGACCCGATGGGCACGCCGTGCCGAATGTGCCTGCGCCCGCCACGGTCTCGATCACGCCCGCTGGAGTGACGCGCTGAACCAGGTTGGCGAGCGAGTCGGCGAGGTACACCGATCCATCGCCGGCAACCGCGAGCCCCCACGGAGATCTCAGCCGCGCACTCGTGGCCTGACACCCACTGCACGACGTTGGTCCGCCGCCGGCGTACCTGGTTACGATCCCGGTTGGGTCAATGCGCAGCACGTCGAGGTTGCCGAACTCCGACACGTAGACGGCCCCGTCGCTCGCCACGGCGCACCCGGCGGGCGCGTTCAGTAGTGC